GGTGTTGATCATAACATCAACATCCATACCGCCAACATTGTAGTAGTAGAATTTTAAATCTTTAACTCTAGACCAAACAGACCTAACCTTATTGACGACACCTTGCCCAGCGTTTCTCCAATTGCCACTTTCTAGCAGGTGCATTGGGACTCCAGAGTGAGCAGCACACTGACGCATGATAAGCTCTTCCTTACTCATCTCCCCATTATCAAAGTGTAAAACTGGGACATTGTATTTTAAAGCTACTTTAGTAGCGTAATCCATACAGAATTGAGTTTTACCCACACCAGAACGAGCTACAATAACGGTAATATTACCCGGACGCAAAAGAGATCCGTAAATGTCATTGACCTTTTGATGCGGCCCCATCATCCCAAACTCTTCGATTGGATTATTACCTCGTTCTTCAATGATATGCTCCATGTCGTCATAGATATTTTCAGGAACATCATTACCGATATCGAAGAGATTAATTCTAGAGTTATAAATCTGATCAGCAGTCTCAACAATATCTCTATAAGAAGATTCTGGAGCTATAGTCTTCATCTTCTCAGCTATAAGCTCTGAAGATTCAACTATCTCACGCCTAATGGAGTATTTCTTAAGCTCTTTACAAGTCTTAATAAGATTCCCAGAAGGGACAGCTCTCATAGAGAGAGACTTAATATAATCAGCAGGGTTGATATTACCCTCAAAGCTTAAACCTACTTCATTAACTCGTTGAGCTAAGATGATGTTGTCTACCTCCTCTCCAGCATCAACAGACTGCTTGATGACCCTGAAGATAGTAGCATGTAAGGGTGAAGCCTCAGAAAAAAAGTCTTTATGACTAATAAAGTTTGAAATCTCTATGAGAGACTGGGGATCTTTTAACAGCCCAGCTAAAAGTTGTTTTTCTAATTCGTAGCTATAAATCATAGTTCTTCAGCTCTCTCTTTTTCTAATCTATCTAAATACTGAGATAAAGCCTTTATCAAACCTAATTCTGTAATCGAAGAATCAAATTTACTATACACTATAGGGTCTCCTGATTCATTAGCAGCCACCATTATGACACCCTTATGCCTGTCTGAATCCCCAGAAATCTCGTAAATCTTCTCTACAAAACCACTTGGGATTGAAAATGCCTCGTTGTCTTCACTCATAAATAAATGTCTTGGTTTTCAAAAAATGACTCATCTACTGTGTCATCAGGGTATATCTCTACGAGCTTTATATCGTTCATCTCACAAAAGTCCAGCTTTTTCTGATCTCTTTTCAGTTGATCTAAAAACTTGTACCTATTCTTATGGAAATGTTTGACGTATCTAGTATGTTGAGCGCCTTGAACTTCAATAGCAATTTTTTTATTTGCATTGTAGAAGTCTAGTGATAACCGACTACCAACTATTCTAAATTCTTCAAATACAATATCTGTACTCCAATATGGGTAGAGGAAATCTTTTACGCCTTTTTGAAACTTACTTCTGCTAGACGCATCCCAGTCTATGTGATATTTTCTGGGGTTTTTTAGATTCCTTAGTTTACCATCTGTGGAGTAGAACTTCATTCTTCTCCATTAAAGATTTTTTTGAAGTAAGCTATAAGGTATTGGCAAAGAGAAGAGTCGTCTTCAATAAGAGAAAACAATTTATTCTCTCCTTGCACTTTTTCTGGAAGAGAAAAACCTCCTTCAGCTAATACGTTCTGAAAATCTTCTGTAATAGAAATCCAAGCTCCAGCCTTTTTAATAAACTCCCAAGCTTCAAGAGCGCCGATAATTTCTTTCTCCACCCAGATTGAGGTTCCCCCAGTCCTACCGTAGCGAATAGGATAAGAGATTCTAGTGTTAGTCTTCTCATTTGGAGACTTCTTAACAATCACCTTAGCATAATGACCAATTGCAGGATTAGTCTTTGGGTCCATCTTTTTGTTTGATGGGTTGAGTAGTATTTGGTCCCCAGAAAATCTAGGCTCAAATTCAATAATCCAGTTTGCGAAGTGTAGCAGAGCGTTTCCTCCTGTTGCAGTAGTTTGGCGAACAGGAGCCTTGCTATATGGATCTAGTTTGATATCAGCTCTGACTTGAGAAATAAAGATTGCCATATGACCTCTTTTACCAAGAGCGATTGACATCTTCTTCATGAATGTTGCGGCAATGTTAGCTCCACCTGCAACCTGAACTGACTCCTCAAAAGTTTTTTCGTTGTCAGCTTTTTTAATCAAACCATCTACAGAGTCCAAGCAAAAACAGTATTTGTTCTTCTCTTCGTTTGAGGCTACAAGCTGCCTCATTAAGTCCACTACGGTTTCATAAATGTTAGACTCAAAAACAAAACAAGTACCATCTTCCCATTCATCGTAATTATAGACAAACTTAACGCCACAACGCTTAATCATCTGCTCTGAAAGTCTACCCTCAGCTTTGATGTAAACACCTTTTGCTTTCGGCATTTTCAAGAAGTTCTTCATAACTTCTAAGGATGCAGATGTTTTGCCTCCTTCATTCATTCCAACAAACCTATGCAGCCCGGGGCCAAATCCGCCATCGAGGTGATGGTCAAATTCAAGAGATCCACTCGAAACTCTATAGTTCACTTGCTCCTCAAAGTTGAAGTGATCCTCTTTATTATTCTTCAAAAAATTATTTAACAAACTTTTTGAGTCTACTGTCGCTGTTGTCTTCTTGTTAGCCATTTTAATTATCTTCTAAAAAATCTTTCAATGTTACCCTCTTCTTCTCCACAAAGCGATCTTCGCCGCTCTTCTCGCCTAGATTGTACTGTGGATACTTTGATTCGTCTACCACATAATTAAACGCTCTGAATTTTTTGTCAAGAGTATCTTTAAGCTTAGGGCTTCTTAAATAAGTGAGCGACTCAAACTGACGGTGGAAGTTAACCACGTTCATAAATTCCAACGAATACTTGTCAATCAAGTCGTTCAAGAACTTCATTTCTTTTTGATAAAAAAGTCTTTTGTTTTTTACAGGCTCCTCAACAAGCCTCTTTAAGATGTCCCTCTTACTTATCTTAGGCTTGGCGACCTTCTTCTTCTTGAAAACGTGACCACAGATGCACAAGGATACCCCAGCCGCAACCAATGATTCACAGCTAGGGCATGTCTTTTTACCTCTTGGCATAAATCTAGGCTACCACTCTCTGAGATCGTGTGCAACCATTTTTCTGACTAATTCTAGAAAATCAGTCTGAGGGTTCCAGTTAAGATCTCTTCTTGCTGATGAGGAGTTTCCTAGAAGCAGGTCTACTTCAGCAGGACGATAGAACTCAGGATTGATCTGTACCAGAACCTTATCTTCGTGGTAATATTTTTCGTTAACTCCACGACCTTCCCAGCGACACTTCTCACAACCAAAACCTGCGAAATTAAAAGCCTCCTCAACAAATTCACGGATGGTATGAGTTTCATTTGAAGATAAGACGTACTCTTTTGGCTGTTCTTGATTGAGCATTAGCCAAACACCTTTGACAAAGTCTTCAGCATCACTCCAATCTCGCTTGGCATCTACATTGCCTAATTCAAGAGGCTCAAAATCACCATTAATATATTCATTTTTAATGCGAGCTACGTTTTTGGTAATCTTACGAGTTACAAACTCTTCTCCGCGACGAGTTCCTTCATGGTTGAAGAGCCATCCTTGAATGGCGAACAAATTATAAGAGTCTCTCCATACTTTTACCATGTGCCTCGCACTAGCCTTAGAAACACCGTAAGGGCTTCTTGGTCGCAAAGGATGAAGTTCTGACTGTGGAGAATACAAAACGTCTCCAAACTCCTCTGAAGAGCCAGCATTGTAGTATCTACAACTTGGACAATATTTACGAATTGCTTCAAGCTGATATAAAACAGCCATAGCATTTGTCTCCATGTGATTGACTGGCATCTTCCAACTCACACCAACAAAAGAATTTGCAGCAAAATTAATAAAGTAATCTGGTTTTTCTTCCGCAACAACTATCTCCGTATTAGCCTGATCAGCAACATCCAAGTCAATTAGCTTAAACCGAGGATGGCTAAGAAGATGAGCGATATTAACGTGATTCTTAACGCTCAACCTACGGACACCAGCAACAATAAGATGCTCTGTATTCTTCAAGAGGTAATCAGCCATAAAGCTGCCGTCTTGTCCTGTAACTCCTGTAATGATTACTTTCTTCATGTTTTTAATAAATCTTCTATTGAGTACATTTTCCTCATATAGGGACTAACGTCCTTCAATACGCTTTCTGCCATATCTCCCTCTCTACGAGGCGCATACTCAAAATTAATATCTAGATTGTTACTTGTCTTAAAAATATTAAACATCTCTAATACAGAAGTACCATATCCATGACCAAGATTCTCAATCTTATTGGCTGGTTTGTCTATAGATAATTTAATCGCTTCGCAGATCTCGTTTACATGGACATAGTCCCTAATACAAGTTCCATCTTTTGTATTGTAGTCTTTACCAAAGATTTTAAATACGCCAGTCTCTTTTGATTTTACTAAATTGTAAAATAATCCATCTGGGTTTTTTACATCAATACCATCTGAACCAATCACATTGTAAAATCTAAAAATAGTATAATCTATACCCTGCTCCTTACAGGTTTGTGAAACTATTTCTTCGGCAACTTTCTTCGATATCCCATAAGGAGAAGCCATCCCTTCAGCAGCACCAGTGGAAGCAAAGATAAAATTATTAGTTCTTATATGCTTAAGAATGTTTAATGTTCCAACAATGTTAGTTTCGTAATACAATACTGGATCTTTAACAGACTCACCCACTCTCATCTCAGCAGCAAGATGCACCACGCAATCAAATTTTTGATGGTATTTTAGATATTCTGGATTGCGTATATCTGCGTGGATAAATTTGACAGGAATTTGAGTTTCGTCTTTATCCAAACCAAATACTTTGAATTCAGATTTAATTATTTTTAATAAGTGAGAACCTATATAGCCAGAAGAGCCAGTTACCAATACAGTCTTCATTTTAAAAAAACTTCCATGCTTTGAATTTGATCGAGTAAAAATGTGGTATCCATACCCATGCTTACTATTTTATAATCTTTGAACTTATTTTCAAGCTCTTCTTTTATATTAGATACAACATGGACGCATCGTTTTTCTTTGGGTATTTTATTCTCAAAGTCAGATATGATGGATTTATATTTTGGGTTATCCCAATCTGCAACGCAACCTACGTCAGCAGATAAATCATAAGGGCCAAGCATGAAGTAATCAAAGTTATCTTTGATAGAGTCCAGTAAATCCACCCCCGATCTTGTTTCAATCTGAGCGATAAGCTTGGGGTTTCTGTTTTGCAGTAATTCTTTTTTGCTCCCCCAACTATTCTCACACACAAGACCTTGACCTCTTTTCCCAAGTGGAGGATACAAACACCAATCTAAAATTGACTGAGCATAATCTTCGGAATTTACTGTTGAAAAGATCACGCCATAAAGCCCAGCGTCCAAACAATGTCTGACTTTCGTTTTATTCATT